GTGATAATCTCAATTGTAGAGGTATCACACGTAGCACTAACAATAGGCGTTGCTACGGACGCTTCCTTCATCCCAACAATATCACCGACATCTAAACCGTGTTCATCTGATGTAACTACTTCAACCGTAGTTGTGCCACTACCAGAAGCAACCGTCTCAATACTGGATATATTATCAATATTCTTATGAAATAAATCCGTATATCGTGGTAAATACGTGTATAAATGTGCTAATATTCTTTCCGGTGTCATTTTTGTTTTATTGCCTTATCCATCTTTGTTTGCAAGATGTTACGAAGATATACATTCTTAGGATTACATAGTTTAGCTAAGTGCGGACGGAATCTCTTTTCACGAAGCATTGACGCTTTCCTACCCTCAAGTAGTTTTGCGTGTGGAGCAAGCTCAACAATTTGTAAATTTGTAGCGTCATATACAATAGCAACACTATCCGCTAACTGCCCCGTAAGTGGAGCGGGTACTTCACCAAATCTTGACGCAGTATGTTGTCTTTTCGTACCATTAACGGATAACTCATACACACGACCTGTACGGGGTGGTGAAGAACTGATTAATGCGCCATATACAGCCTTGTGAAAAATTGGCTCCATATGCTGAAAAGCGGGGCAAATAGAATCACGGATGCGAATACGACCATACCGCACCATACCGTGAAGCTTTTCGTGTTGTTTATAATTATATTCCTGTTTAACTAACATTCTGTTGCTCCTAAACTGGCATCACCTCGCTCAGAAGCTTGTAATGCCATCCACTCCCCACCTTCATCTAATATCTTTATACTCAATAGCTTAAACCTTCGTACTTTACTATTGCCGTAAGGCTGATAATCAATAAATAATGTATTCTTGTCCATCCAGTACAGATCATCGTCATAGTGCATATAAAAAACGTGTGTTATCGTGCCTTCTCTAATATTTACACCGTTAAACCGTGAAGTAAAATCACGGGCAACCATACCAGACCAAGCACCTACTACTTCCGTAAAAGTCTCTAAAGGTTCTAATCTACCCAATTTTACAGAATTGATTGTACGTCTTTTAATACTAATATAATGCCGTAAAGCCGAAGCACACAGTATTTGTTTAGTACCATATAGGTATATACAAGCACCTGATTTTCGTTTAGCTATACTCATACTGTCAATTCACTTTGATACGTAGTACCAACATAATAATCGCTACTATCAACACCCATCGCAATAGTTTGTAATGAATACGAATCCAATATTGTTTTAACTGACGGTGGCATTAGATACCCATTAGCACTAACACATCCCACGCAATCACCCCTATCAGTATAATATTTAGAAGCTAATTGTAATATTGCCATACGTAATGACTGTGGTAACAAATACTTACTATTTTCACTATCATACGCATATCCTGCTTTATATGAAACAGTAATCGGATACTGGTTTACTAATGATTTTATATTCAAATCTTCAAGGTTTTTCAATGTCAAATTTGCAAACCCCAGTTCAGTTAATTTTATATCTAAATTAGCATATGAACCAGTACTATAACTATCGCCTAAAGCATATGTAGCATAATCAATATCCGTACCATCATCGTATAAATAACTCACACCTAATATATTTGCTACATCTGTAATAGGTGCTGTATCAATTTGTAAATACGGATAAATATGAGAAAAATATCCTGTAAAAGTAGTCTCACGTAAGGTAAGCCACGTATAATTCTCTACAATTTCTGTCGCTAATTCAATATTAGCTGTAAGAATATCAGATTCAACTGTTATCGCAGCAGATGGTATCCGCAGGTACGCACCAAGCTCGTCATCCGAAATAATGGTGTGCGTTGGTGCAGTTGTTATCTTTGTTCGTCTTTGTGGCTTATAAACTACTTGTTGCATTATTTACCATTCAAAATAGCTTCAAAACTATCGTCATCATCTTCGCCGTTGAAAATATCCTCTAAAATTTCTGCATCTTCTTTTGGTGTGGATAAATCTACAACACCGTTAATCACACCATCTAAAACATCCGGCTTTTCCTTAAACGCAGACTCCAGAAAACTTCTAAAATCTTTCCGCTTGTAGTCATCAATATCAGCAGGATTACCACCCAGTTTCACACATAAATTAGAAAGGTATTCTTTTTCTGCTACGGAATTAGCACCCTGTCGTTCTAAATACTGTCTCCAAACGGGCTTAGCACTCACTTCTTTAACAACGTTCTCAATCATATAATAAGAAGCACTACCGCGTGCAACCATCATATCTGCATATCTATCATCAATGTAAAACTTCTTCTTTGTCGATGTATCGTCCGCGGTGATGTTTAAGTAGGGTTTATTCTCACTAATCTTATAAACACCGGACTTCAAAAAATAAATAGGTTTCATTATTCGCCTTTCGTAAAAATACTGCCCCCAAGTAAATGAGGGCAGTATTTACAATCAATTAACAATTAGGCCTGTGAAGGAACTGCATCGTAATCAAAGAAATCACTTGAGTAACGTGCATCACCAAAATCACAGAGAATCGTTGCAACGGCAAAATCGTCCTCACCGTTATCACCAATATTCGCAAGGGTTGCTTTTATGTATCTCTTAGTATTGACGAGACCAACTCTCGCAAACAGGTAACCATCCGTTATATCGTCCGCATCTACAGTCAGAACCTTAGATGTTGCTGTGTAAGTAGCATCATCGCCGGCAATCACCCTATCTACATCAACAGCCTTGTAATCACCATCAGAAGTATCACATTCTGTTATGGTAATTGGCACACCGGTATCAGCAGTACAATTTCCAAGATTACCACCACTCACATCGGCAATAATCTCAAAAAGTAAGTTACAGCTCTCATATCCAGCAGTATCCACGGCCACTGCTGTGGATACTTCGTTATTACCATCCGCCCCCGTGGCCAGAGTATCGGGAACCATAGCTACCGCAATCTTACCACTGGTTGTTTTATCAAATTTCATTATATTATCTCCTATCTAATCAGGTTTATGAGGTTATCCGAATGAATCGTCCTGCCTCGGGATTACGTACATTACCAGTTATCCAGCGGTGCAGAGTAAACCGTACCTGTGCCTCAGATGACTTCGTATAATCATCTCTAATCATAAAGATGTTATTATTCTTAGTAATCTGATAAAACTCCTGCATATCAGCAAGAAGAATTGGCTCAGTATTCTCTACGGTGCTAAGTGTATCCATATCAATAAATGTATCTACATACGGCAGACCACCTATTGTCGGCATAACATCACCACCTATTCCACCACCAGGATTCCACAGATAACGACCCATACCATCCTGCAATAGACGTATCTTACCAAGAGTAAGGCGGCTAAAGAAGAACTGCGGGTTATACATAGCAGGAAGCTGATCAATAAGACCAAGAATATCATCAGCAGTCAATGCCCCACCAGTCTCGTCATACCCAACTGACGCATTTACAGTAAAGCCTTCGGGCTTCTGTACACCATCACCTTTAACGACATTATAACCAAGACCAGATGCAAATGCTTTAGTAGCATTCATATTGATCTCGCCAACAATATCATAATCACTCTGATTCAACATCTCAAGTGAAACAGGGATGGTTATAGATTGCCTTACAGGGCTAAACTCCATCATACTATACTTCGGCGTTACGTTCGTAGATGATTCAAGCTCACCTGCAAAGTACGCTCTCGGTATCTGCTCGTGGACGGGTTGCTGAATAGATTTACCACCAATGGTAACTACTCTTGCATACTGCTCAATAGGGGTAATCTCTACCGCTTTTCGCATAATCGTACCGGCTTGTTCTGGAGTAAGAAGTACACCACCTTGCAGGTTGATGTCAGTTCTCATTGAAGGAGTATCAGCGGCTTTGGTAGAAATACGCTGTGCAGCTTTAGTAAACTGTGTCATACTGGGGAGACCACAATTTTCAGCGGTAATAGAAGCACACGCTTTCATATATGAATCGTATGCAACAACACCTTCCTCAGTATCGAGGAAATTGTCAAGATATTCTTTACCACGAATAAGTGCGTCCATCAGCTTAGCATCAGTTTTCTTATCGACTACCTTATCCACGCCTTTATCACGCATCAGAGAGAATTGTCTCTCAAGCTCTAAAGCTCTTTCGCCAGCGGCTTTTGCTTCTTGTTCGGCAATAGCAACCGCTTCTTTTTGCGAAGCCATAACTTCGTCATATTTCTTTGTAGCGGCGGTTAAGTCCTCTACGAGTTTCTTCTGTCCCTCTTCGGAAACATTTACTCGCTCATTAATTTCACGGAAAGACTTGATTGCTTCCATAGCTTCTTTTTCAAGTGCTTCCTTGTTTTCAGCATCTAACATTAGTTATTCTCCTGTTGTTTTGAAAATTCTAATCCAATTGTTCCCAGTAAATCAAAGCTATCCTCTTTTTCGTTTACTTTCTCGTGCTTTTCCCCCAACCCTTTGGTCAGTGAAACTGCTTCAACAAGAAGGTCTTTAGCATTACCAGAGAACTCTACACCATTATCAAGGGCCTTCTTAATGGCCTTTTTACTCATATGGCGTAGTGTATATTTATCTATAAAAAGTGAACCATCTTCTTTAAACGGTTCTACTTTTCCCAATTTAACGTAATAAGCATTAATAACAGCTTTTTCAGCTTTCATATCATCTGTTATATGCTCTATTGCCATAGCCACCCTGCTGGGTACTACAACTATCTCATCATTTGAAATGCCCGCAAAATAAAAACTTTTGTCGTTTATAGTAAAAGAAACGTCCTCAGCTTTTATGTCATTTGCTTCCATAAAGGCGGGCATATCATCAAAATTACTATCTTCTGTAAGAAAATTATCTTCAAGGCACGTATATTTACATTCGTACACAAGCGGTTCTTCTTTTACTACTTCCGCCTCTTGTTGTACAGGCTTAAGCTCCTTCTTCAATTCGTCAATGATTTCAGACTTAACGGTAAGAATATCGGCTTGTTCATTCATCGGGAAAGTTACGGGGCTGGCCTCTTTCAACGCTATTCTTGTGAGGTTGTAAACGGTCATACCATCTTCCTCAACAATATTATAGTCTTGTAGCATGTACCCAATGCTGAACTTCTTAACGCTTCCTATCCTTAATTGAGGATAAACACGATTTTTTACGAACGCGTCCTCTTTGGGAAGCATTGCCTTTACATATAAACCCGTATCATCCACACTGAAAATGCCCATTCCTATTGGCTCATTCGTATTGTGTTGCCAAAGAATACTTCTTTCCGGCCCATTAACAGCTAAATCCTCGTTGAATGCGCCTTTTTCAATACGGTCGCAACCCTTATCAACATTACCAAAAGTAGAGGCGTACCCCTCAACCATATAATATTCCTCGCCATCCTGTTTTACCTCAGTAATAGGGGAATCTATCTTGCACACCATATGTTGTTCGGTCTGCTTTACTCTTTCCATATATGCTGACAACGCCTGCCGCTTATCAACATCCGGCATATCCGCCGTAATTGTTTTGCATAAATTCATTATTTACTCCGAGTAAAAATATATTTTATAGTATAGTAACAACTTTATAAACCTTTGTCAACAAAAAAATGGAAAAAATATTAAAAATCTTTCATTTTTATTTAATTTACTAATAATTATACGGTTAATAGCAATCTCTGTTGAAAAAAGTTCTTATTTGGGTCTATCATACTACTCTTTTTATCTTCCTTTTCCTTAAAATTATTGTAGATAACAAGATTTTCGCCCATATTATCACACAATTTCTTTACTTGACTCTTTGGTCGCCTTGGTTGTAGTCCGTGTAATAGAACCTCACAACCCTTGAGTTTCAAATCTGCCCATATCCCTAAAAGAGTATCATCAGGGCGAATAAATTCTACTTTGTGATACTGGCTATATCGCCCTATCTTCTTGATCACATCAACATTCTCAATCTCGATGCGGCCTTTATGTGTTATCTTGCGGTAAAAGTCCATCTTTTTCCATTTTAGATACCAACCTTTATTATACATACCATCAATCAAATACGACTTCTCATATATGGTTAATGAAACAGGTTCATCAAACATAGATAAAACAGTACACAATGCCCCCAATTGTAAAGTAACAATTGTTGACTTATATTCTACGGCATAATAAAAATCCTTCTTGCCGTCATCATCTACAAGGCAAAATGACCAAGCGCCACTTTCCCTGCCTTTTTTCATAAAAATCTGTATATAAACATCGTAATGTCGCATAATTCTACCTATAAACTAAAGTACATCGGCAATTTACTATTTCCTGTGGCGGTGCGGATGCATCACCTGGATATTGCATAGGAAATCCGCCAACTATGAAAAAACCATCTTTCTCTACTATTACACCGTGGACGGCCTGATGTGTCGGTCTCACTTTTTCATCGGCCATCGTGAACCATTGCTTCTTTCTATTCTCCAATACTCGAAGTTTTCGTGCAGTCGTAGCACTTTCTACCTCATCCGCAAACATTATGTATGAAAATACCGTACTACTCTCTAACTGTCGTTGTAATGCTTCATCATCGCCCAATAAAACAGCAATCTTGCCTTGTTCTTCCGCTGAATCATTACTTGTATAGATTATAGTTTCAACATTTCCTTGCGTCTCGGAAATAACCATATTATCGGCACGGCGTTTCCATATTGGGACTAAATGCTTTAATACTAAACGTTTAAGTTGCTTGTCAGTTATTTTATCCTCTAATGCAACCGTAGCCCTTCGTATTGCACCATCGATCTGTGTTTGCGTCCAATTATCAATAGTACCGACTACATTATTAACACGATTATTTACACGTTGTACTAATAAAGCCGTTAATTGTGCTTGTTCTGCATTTGTTAAATTTTGACCTTTGTATAGTTTTTCTATACAAAGAGTTGCGTGTCTCTCTAAAGTTTCTTGAATACTGTCCGGCAAGCGAATATTCCTATTACCTGATAGTATTTCTTCTTCGATGTACAATAAGATTTCCTTAAAGTATTCAAGAAAAGAAAGCCGTCCAGCATCTTCCAATTCAAGCTTTTGCTGGAACATATTGTCAACATAGTACTTTTCAAACTCAGCAAATGTCATTAGCCACCTAAAATATCCTCTGGATTAAGGTCGTCCCCCATCGGGAAAAGATTAGCGGGTAAATATAATGTATCACCACCATCAATAGACCCTAATCCGGTTACAGAACGGCGTTCATTAACCGTAAAGGTATGTGTTTCATACATTTGTCTTAATCTATCTGCTAATCGCTGTTGTAGTGCGGGCAGTTTAGTTTCATTGATACCCAACTCAAACTTAGACCCATCTTTATATCGTGGAAGTAAAAACTCCCCTAATTGTCTATATATAAATTTAGCACGGGGTAGTACTGCACTATCATATACAGCAGTAGAAGCCTCTGTAAAGTTACTCATTGTCATAACTTTCTCAGAAATATAGGGAAGGGGTATTCCATACCTTGCGAAAATCTCATTACGACTCTGCTCTAATAGTTTTGCAAAGTCCATATCCCTGTTAGTTGTCATAAAATTCTTATAATCAACAGGAATTGGGGCGGCTATAATTCTACCCGCATTCTGAAAACCCCTAAACATCTTACTTATCTGATTAATAAAATCCTTGTATAAATGCTTTGACAGGGATGTACCTTGCGACGGTGAGAATAAGCCCGATGGCCTACCCCCATTCTCCAGCAAACCAACATTATGGCCGAGACCATATTTAACCAAATCAAGGTTTCGTTGTATCGCATTCAAGACACTATCACCCCTGTATGTATCCCCAATACGACTGGTGGAAAATTGTACAGTTTGTTCATTTTTATGTGTAAAAGTCCACATATACGGGTTTAATTTTGTATCTCTTACATACCTTCGCGATTGATTGTGTGCCGTTGCGTCTAATGTTTGTACCCACCCATCATCGCCCTCATCAGAAGTTACATAGTTTGGTTTCAGAATGTATAACTCTACCGGCTCACTCTTAAATGTACCCACCGCTACGGGATACACTTCATTACAGAGTAAAAATGACTTTATCATATCATAAGCCAAGGTTTGCCCTGTGTTAATACGCCCCGGGTGTGCTAATAAATTCAAAAGTGCATGGTCTTTGGCTTTGTGTAATATTTCACCAGTTTCCCTATTTCTAAGAACAGGTGGTATTTGTAAAAACGCCCACGCTACAATATCAACAGCAGTGCCCAAAGCAGGTATTTCTGTATAATAATTGTAAGCTTGCTGTGGCGTTACAATCGATGATGTTCGACCACCGCCGATCTGGTATAAGACATCGAAACCACTATCAGCTTCCGCCTTCTCCTCTACCACATCAGTTCTTCTAAAAGCCTTAAAAAAATTAGGCATCTTTATTCTCTCCTATCATTTTTATACAATCTCCTCTAAACTGAATAGCTGCTCCACAGGTGCTAAACACATTACACACGCATCAGCTAAATTCGGAGACCTTGCACTTTTTGGTTTTTTATCAATAGTAATTCTATTGCTCTTTGCACTGAAAGTTGGTTGTCCTAATTCTTCTATCATTTTCATTAACACTATCTTTTCCTCATCCGTAGCACCATTCATATTAATTGATACTAACATATCAGGATCATATGGATTGCCATTAACCGCCCGCCATGTATTCTCAAACATCAATCGCGCATGCCACCACATTTGTGCCTTACAGTCTCTAAATAAGCCTTGGTTGGTTACATCTTGTGAATACTCATACGCATCGGGACGTAATGCTCTTGCGTGTGCTACGAACGGTATAAACTCCGTAGATACAAAATCTTCGGGCTTTGCGGTAGCACTAACACTGGTCTGTTGTATCCTACCATCCTGTAAATCTTCCTGCTCCCTAAAATGATTACTACTGGTTGCCCCAACGCCAATAGCATCGAATACTAACTGAGAAACTTTATCCCGAGAACAAAAACGCCAAACCTTCTTAGAAGCACTTAGTGCATCGAGACCAGCCCACTCAACCGCCTTGTCTATCCTATTCCCCTGTGCAAACACATAAGTATTGGTGTCTCCATCCACTTCACTGTTAGCAACATCAAAACCCGCCCTACGCCCTGTTAAAGGGAATTTTTCAGCCAGTACAAGATGTGCATCTACCGCCGCTGCAATAAAAGCGGAAGGAATAACCCTATCACTAAGTGAGGATGTTTCATCACGCAAAACCTCACGCTTAAAGATGTGCATCCTGCCTTCATACTCCGCTTCCCGTTTTTTCTTCTCAAACCATTCCGGCGTATGATTAGGATTATCATCCCAGTCGAAGGTAAAAATAGGCAATACCGGCCCAACGCCGTACTTCTCTATCTGATTAAGCATACCCCTTTTTTTACGGTAAAACACAGTTTCTGTACCGTTAGGCGTTGAAATATCAACACTTACCGAAGTATTCTCACCCAATGCTGCCTCAACTTCATCCGCATTCTCATAGAACGCCGACTCATCCTTAAATACCATAGTCGTTCGTCCAGATCGACCTGGTGCTTTACCTTTTAGTCCCAATAATGAAGCCGAATTACGCTTATTTATTATTTGGTACTGTTTCGTTGTCCAATCAACACCCTCTTTACCCGTAAAAATAGTAGGTAAATTACGTAAGAAGAAGCGGGCTTTGGGTAGCAATGTACTTAAATTACCTAATGCATCACACTCCTCAGCATTAAATGTATAGAATCCCAACGTTATACCACGCTCAAATATACACAACCAACAAGAAAACTGAATAGCAACCCAAGTAGCACCGACATCGCGACATTTATCAACGCAGCCATTGGTTTTTGTGGCATAAAGTGCCATCAACCACCTAATGTACTCCTTCTGCCTCTGAAACAAAATAACAGGCACTGTCATTATCGTTGTACGGTGCGGATTATAAATCATACCCCAATCTTCGATAAAATTAATACAAGCCTGCGCTGATTTTTCAATATCAAACTGCTTATCCCCATTCTCGTCCTCATAGCGAACGGGACTATAATACTTCATAGCGGCGGCTATCTTGTTAGTAGAATCACCACTTTGAAGTTTACGCAGTATATTAGCACGATGACATAAAACGTGCTTAATGTCATCGTCCGTCAAGGCATCATGCGCGTTTTTCAGTCTTTTTACGTACTGAGCTAATTCTTTGTCCGACAAATTTTCTATCATATCCAACAATTATATACTAAGTGGTATATAATTGTCAAGCATTTTCTAATATTTTTTGAAAATATATTTGCTTTTCATTAAATTCTTTGATATTATAGGTAGTTTTGTCCTTCATTTCCAATAAACGACCGATTCTATTCGGGTATTTTCCTATTATCCACTGATATGCTTCTATGGGATTTTTATGCCAAAAGTTTTTATGACAGTCGTTACACATATGCACAACGTTATCTAACTCATACCGCAATCCCGGGTAAACTGATTTCGGAAGCAGATGACTTGCCTGTGAATCCTTACAATTTTTCGGAATACGGCCACATACTACGCAAGCCTCAGATTTCTTTCGTACTACCTTAGTGAGTAAAGAATCCAGAATACTCAACCACTCCTTCTTCTCTCTCCAACTCTTACCATCAATTGCGCCGAACTTGTTGAAATATATTTCATAAGTCCTCTGCCACGCAACATACCTACGACCCTTACAACAGTCTTTAGGTAGCTTTTCAGAGGGTGTATCGTGTATTGTACCAAAGTTTCTCTTATATTGCCTTATTTTTGCTTGTAATGACTGTAAACTTCTTCTCTGTTGTTTCATATTTCTCCTGATATAAAAAATGGGTAATGCGACTACCTAAGTAGAAGCATTACCCACAAGGAAAGAAAGAGTGTGTTGTTCGGGCTCATTAAACTTTACTAATTCGCCATTGAAAAATAGTCCAAGCATCTCCCAATATCTGACGAATATGTGTAATCATTGTATTGTCATACATATCATGTACCATTACTTTAGGGGACTGTCCGCCCTCTGATGAATATGTTATAATACCATTATCCCATAATTTTAATATAGCATCGGCTATATCATCGGCCAAATCAATGTGTTCTTTACCCGTATGTTCGTAAATAAAATCGGGTGTTGCTACTTTCATAGAAGATACCTCAATAAATGGATTAAACAAAATCCACCACTAATCCATAATAATAAATAATTTAATGCGACAAATAGGCAAAATTTTGGATAAGCATTATATGTATAAAAAATCTCACGATTACTACGTTCCTGAAAAAATGTACTCACTGAATAGTGAATTATACCCGTTATTATGAATATAAACAAACTAATCATCGTTATCACCATTCATTAATTGTTGATAAGCACTACCAGCTTCCTCTGCTGTAAGCTTTGTCATATCTATTGTAGTATCACCAACATCAATTCCCATTTCCTTCTTAGCACCAGCAAGTACATCAATACCGTTTGTCTTGAAGTACTCGATAAGTGCAGTTAAATTCTTAGCCGAAGGTGGTGTTCGTTTCAACTTGACTATCATTTTTTCACTCTCATCAAGCACAAAACCAAACTTAGATTTTAGACCGGCGGGATTATTAGAAGCTTGTACTACGTGTCCTGTTATTTCTTCTTCAATGAAATCTCCACTCGCTTGTTTAATAGCAGTATTAAATATCCTTGCCAAAGCAGCTGTATTTATAATTTCATCAATCGGTAACAACGAATCGTGTTCGGGATTAACAGCAGGGGTTAAATCATCCCGTACACCCATATTAGATGCTACTCTACCTACATTATTCACTAAATCGATGGAATTTTTCGCCTTCTCGACAATACTTTCTTCTATTTCACCGTCCTCATACATCTTCCAGTATTTATTGACGGTAGCTGACGCTATGTCCAAACGCTTAGCTACTTTATTGTTAGAAACACCCTTAAGCTTGTAAAACAAAAGCTTTACGAGTTTTTCTTCTGGAAGCCCCGGCCTACCCGTGCTCATCCTATCTCTCATTTGGTTCATACCATTTATCATAATAGCATTATAACAAAGTTTATTTTGTATTTCAAGGAAAATATTATTAAATTGTAAAAAATTTGAATATTCCTTT